ATCAAGGAAGTTAACTCTTAGAGGTTTATCTACTCCATTGCAGATAATCAGGTGATCATAGAATACAGCAAAACTGGCAAAATCACTGCCCTTCCACCCGACAGTTGCAGACTCCTCCCACCAATCAGGATTTGCTGCAATATCATCTGCGAGAGTGGTAGTTCCTGAAGTATGCGCGGTTTTGCACCTAATATACTGAACACCTACCGTATCTTGGGCAATATCGCCTATCTCATACGCAGTAGAAACTGTCCAATCAGGAGGAGCCACTATTCCTATTGCAATACTCTCACTCCATATCTCAGTAACAACTCCATCAGCAGCTACTCGCCATACTACTCCATTAGAACCTACTACTATCAAATGATCCTGAAAGTACTCCATATTCACAACACGATCCGGATCTGTGACAGGAATATCAGCGAAACGGGTAGTACCCCAGCGAATACCGAGGCTACCGTCATCTTTACGAATCATGTTCTCTAACTCAGTCGAGTATTTCAACTGAAGATTCAGGTCATTATCTATGACATTCCAGCCACCATCAAACTCGCGGATTACTTGACTAACTAATGATTCTTTCAGTCCTACTTTGTGAGTTCTGGCTAACATTATTCTTCATACCACCCATCTATCCCAGATGATGAAGGCATTAAGTGGATATCCTGCTCATTCCTGCTACTGTTTAATTGTTGTAATCGTTCATTGTAGAAGTTGCGCATCTTCTCTACTGCCATAGGATTACTACCATCATCACTCAGGTAGTCATAACATGCGCCATATATCAGTGCCTGAGCATCCATCTTCACTTCATCATCAGGTAGAAAAGGGGCAGGACGTGCTCGATATACTACAGATACAGAGTCACCTGCATTACCCGGAGGCATGACTCTAAACACTTTCGCCCCATAATAAGGAGACAGATACCTAGGATGAGCGCCTGTTGTTGTGAAATTAACAGGATTCACTCTCCCGGGGAGGAGTTTCAACGGATCATTATCTGTATCGTAATACACGTACTTGATATCAGTGAACTTTCGCAACTCCAAGTCAGTAACCGGATCATCAACAATCGTCCCGTCAGCATTTAGAGTTGTGATAACTGTTGCCATGTAATCCTCCCACCATAGGGATTCAAACATGTCATCGAACCTAGCTTGCACCATTTCAGCCAGAATATCTTCAGCATATACCTGTACACCAGTACCACCGACCATACCTAACCGTGTAACACATCGCTGAATAATCTGACTGAACGTGGACATTATGGATACTTATCCCCACTTAGATCTGCGGAATCCCACCCATCCAGATGATTCGGGTAACATACCGGATCGGCAGGAGGAGAACCTACTCTCACAAGACTACCTTCTTCATGCACAGGAGGAACTTTCGATGCTCCATGTTCTGACGTGTAAAAAGGTGCTACATCTGCGGCTGTATCTGTAGTCTGAAAATAAACATTAAGACCTACATTAGATAACGCAGCAAGTTCCATCAACATGACAACATCAATACTGGTTTCTGTAAATGTAACTCCATCTGCTGAAGTCAGATCTACACCTACATTCGCTTGATCTACTAAATTCGCGCTGAAGTTGATAGAAGTCAGTGTAGGGTTCGCTTTTTTAAGTACCAAAGTTATTAAGTTACTTGAAGTAGATCCTTCCAGCAATATAATCTCGTTGCCTCCGAATCCTGAAGGAGCTAGTGTTCCATTCCCATTAGAATCATATCCAAATGAGTCAGCTATATCAGATTTCTGAGACCACAATGTTCCCATTGCTTCAATTGTTTTAGCCATCTTTAGTGATGCCTCCTGTCGCACTAGATTTCTTACGACTGCGAGTTTTTCGACGAGTATTCTCTTTCAATGAGGTATTCGACAGGGCAACAGTCTCACCACTCTCCATATCTAGGAGATCAGGTGGAGCATCGAATCCCATACGATGTAATTCCTCAATAGTTCGAACGCGAATACTATGACCAGCAGGAAAGTAGACCATCCACCCAAGGGGAACTTCTTCAACTGACTGCGTAATTACTCCGTCTACCAATTTGGTGAGGGTGACTTCTTGCGTACCTTCTAGTGCCTCTACTTCATAAGCAGGTTTAATATCTTGTTGTTGCATGGTAAATCTCCGATTAAGGGTTAATAAAACGGAAGTATCCCCACCACAGGAATACCTCCGAGTTTTGTGTTACCGAGTTACTACCGCGTGTGTGCGATATGCCTTCCAAATACACCAGTTACCTTGCCATACAACACGACGACCGACAACATCCTGATTCCACGGGGCAACCAGACGTTTCAGTTTCATGTTCACATGACGCAGAATATGCAATCGGAGGAACTTGGAATTGATGAAATAACACTTATCCACAGGGCAATCTTCATCATATACCATTGGTACATTGTTGAAAGATACACCACCGAAGCCTAAATCCACCATTCGTGAACCATTCTTGGTATCACTCAAGGCGAAACTCATCTTATCGCGACATGCTGCACGGTAAATCCGCATAACATTTCGACCACAGAGAATGAGATCGGGCTTGTTGGTTTTCATGGTTAGATCCATCATAACATCATCGAATGCTTCCTCGATATTCGTCTGATCCAATGTACTACCGAAATCATAGGCAGAAGTTCGCCATTGAGTCTCAGTTGCACGATCGATACCACCAATTACGCCGGTAGTAGGATCATCTGGGATCAAAACTGATAGACCAAGCGGATCCTTACCTGCACCAGCGCCGTAAAGGAAGCTAGAGAATTTCTCCTTAATGGATTCCTCTAGTGCCTCCATCTTCGCCTTCAACAGTTTAAAGATTTGCGCACGACCACGGTTTTCATCCTGCTCTTGATCAGAGATAATCAGTGAACCTGCAACACGCGACCAATTAAAGGTAGCAGTTACAAACTCATTAGTCTGAGCAAGCGGAAGGGTGTCGTAATATTCGTAACTCGTTACATTCGGGTTACGGCCAACGGTCAACGGATTAGAAATCTCGTGACCACCATCTTCATATTCGACGCGATTAGTAGCGAAAGCCCAAGCTTGGAGAGCGTTACTTTTAACACTCGCCATGATTAGTTTCTTCCGGCTCTTTGTCAACGTCGAATTTAGGACGGTATCAATAGTTGCACTAGGCATCTTGTTTTACCTCATAAATTAAATTTGCATACCAGATTCAGTCATAGCACCACGTACTATGGCATCCCAATCATCATCACCGTTAGCTATATTCGGGCTTTGAGTTTGAACATTTCTCGATCCGTTACCATTAGGCATTGGACGGTTTGGCTGATTCGCTTGTCGCTGTGTACCACCATTTCCACGAGCCTGAATCTGAGGCATAAGTGGCTGGGTAAAGTCTAAATTATTGCTTAATGCGTAAGTTTTCACCTCGAAGTAAGCCTGTTCAGGGGTCATATTACCATTATTCTGCAATAAAGTTGTAATCGCATCCATGTGTGTATCGCTATACTCATGGGATGAGATGAATTTCTGCTTCTCTATCTCATTACGCTGTTGCCGTTGTTGTTCTTGTTGATGTTGTTCCTCTCGCTGAGTGATAGGCGCTAATTTCGCAGAGATCATTTTCTCAATTGCGCCCATATCTACAGCAGAACTAACTCCATGCGCAGTACCTACAATATCCTGGAGATTGTAACCTTTACTTACAGCAGTCTGAAGAATCTGACGTGCTGCCTGTACTGGATCACTTTTCAACTGTTGCATCAACTGCATACCAATCACTGCTTCATCATTATTCAACCCTAACTTCTGCGGTTGATTAGCGAAGGAGTTCTGATTCTCCAGTTGCATACTCAGATCTGCGTACTTAGAGTTTAGATTAGCATTCTCTTGCTGCAACTTATTACTACGTTCGTAAACTCTACGTTCTGCACCTGCTTTAGCAACTACTTCACCGGATCTATTAACTAGGTCTCCTGTGTTGTTTTGTCCTGTAGCAATTTGGTCGGCAGGAGGATTGTTTTCTCCCTGCTGTTGTTCTGTTTGTTGAACTTGTTGGCTACCATCGCCTTGTTCAGCTCCCTCGACAAGTTGTGCATCTGCGTTCGGTTGACCTTCATCTTCGGGAATTTCCGCAGTTTGAGTTGCCTCATAGTTACCATCCTCAAATCCGATATCATCAGCCGCTTCCACAGCCATATCTAATTGTGCCTCGATATTGTCTACCGCTTCCTGTTCGTCAATCATTACGCTACCTCGTAGTTATCATTAAAGAATTGCTTACTGACATACCACTTATCAGTTTCATCCTCAGGGTTAACTGCGATCATTCCGCCAATTTCCGGCTCATCACAAGCGGCAACACTCACTCCTTTTAGATCGGAGTCGTGCGTAAACGGTCTCATGGGCTGTAATAATTTCTTTCTGTAAAGCGTAAATTCACTCATCTCATATACCTACTGTATAGTTTGTTGTTGTGGCTGACCCGCGCCACCCGGTTGACCACCTTGCTGCTCTTGTTGTTGAGCAACTTGCATGATTTTCTCTAACGCTGCTTCCACAGGTACACCTTGGGCAATAGCTTTCCCTAGTGCTTGTTTCGCTTCAGGAGGTAATTTATTAATCATCTCCGTAATATTCCCATCTCCGCCAGTACCCTGCTGATTGACTGCATCACTGATACTAGCCCAATCTTCCTCATTGATATTAATCTCACTGAAACTACGCTCGAACATTTTCAACATCACAGTAGTTACAGCTTGAGGAGCTGCATTTACAAACTGACCAAGTACCTGCCCGAGCTCCATGGCCTGTTGTTTCTTAGCATCACTTGTAGGTTTCTGCGTACTACCGCCCACTACTTGATACTGAAATGTAGCCTGAAATTCTTCGGTACTGTAATTCTGCCAGCCGATCCCTTTATCACCGATCAACTGATTCACTTCTTCAGCAGTCATAAACTGAGCACATAATTGCATCACTTTCCAACCAAGTCCTCCGATAAAGTCCTCAACTGCGTCAATCTTCTCATCAAGGCGCGTCTGAGTATTCATTGAATATTTCTCAATCGCACCATTTGTGGTATTAGTTTTGAACTGCTGACCACGCATTACACCACTCACACTACTCAGTCTATCAATCGCCTCGAATTGAGAACTTTTATCGAATAACTCAGCGTATTGCATACTAGGTGGAATGACTGATTGCACTACATCCTTCAGCGTATAACCCTCCGGAACATCTAATCCTACCGCTGCACTAACATCTCCCTTGATTATCTTCTCAACATCTTCCCGATTAGCGCGATTCTTATCAAAAACTACGTTGAATTTCGCCTGTTGTCGGGCATGCTTAAACTCTGAGTTAATGTCATTAATAGCATCTTGTTGATCCAAATAGTAGACAACCTCTGACTTTGCAATTCCCTCTGTGGGGTGTGTGTAAAAAGTGAGTTGCTCAATAGGGAAGAAGGTATCGAGATGGTATGGATCGTCCCAGACCCAGATCGGCCATGTCCAGTTCTTATCGTTATACAGGTAAACGCGTCTTGTAACTTTGTCCCAGACATACCAAACTTTGGTACGCATTGCCCGTTTGTAACTCTCATCATCGTCGTAGCCATATCGCCTCTGATTCGCATGATCACTAGACGAGTCATCTAGCAATGTGTAGTTAGCAATCTCATGTTCTGCGTCATTCTGCCCTGTTCCATCTGTAGCATTAGCATTCAATACATGAGTAGGTTCATATAGAGACTTCTCTCCTGAAGCGTTATCAGCATACATAGCCTGTAGCCATGTAGTAGGAACATACTCCCAGATCATAATCCAATTGTCATCAGTCAGATCTTCACTCTCAGAATCAGGGTCTCTAAGGATTTGATTCGGTTTTCTGAACTTTACGAATGGCCCACTAGGTCTCAGAATATCTACGCGTGATTCAAGTGCGGCAAGTTTACCTTCGATCTTCCGCAATTCCTGAACATTCTCCTCCTCCGCATATGCAGCACTCAACTCTGCTAAATCAGTCATCGCTTGTTCGCTACTATCCTTCTTAAAGGTATAACCAACTTCTAAATAACTGACATTCATCAGAGTAGTAGCAACAACTGCGCGTCGTGCCTTAGTTTTCAATCCCAATCCGGGAGCTGCCTTTCTACGAATCAGAGTATTAATCAATTCTTCATGCATAACTGCCTGAGGTTGGTTCTCCTCTTTCGTAACAGTTACCTCAATCGCAGGATTTCTAGCATATATAGCAGGAACTAGGGCTGAAGTATTAGCGAACACGATATTCTCAGTTTCACTATTACCCCTAGATCGATGTCTAGCAGCATGTTCAGCAGATCCGCCATATTGATCTGTGCCAGTATTACCACCTCGCCCACCTTCCTGTGAGTTATTGTAATAATTGAGAGCATCTTCCCAAGATTCCTCCTCAAGATTCTGCTTCCTCTTAGATACTGCCTGATCTTTACGACTTTTCCACAGTTTCCCATGAACACTAGACACAGGGATCTTACTATCAGTACTAACTATCTGATATGTAGGCACAATTGCTGGGCCATCTAACTTCCCGATACCTGACTTACTCAGACTTTTCTCTAGATCAGGATTCCGATCAGCAGCTTCTTCAACAGTTTCTGCGGGTAATTGCCTAGCCATATCTGTATGCCTTTGGTGAGTATTCTTCTTCTAAGTCTCCACCATCATTCCATTTCAGGTATTTCGGCGTAGTCTTTACTAATTGAGGCTTAATCTTACTAGCTTCAGGTGAACGAGACAATAAGTACTTAATAGTGTCAAGTGCGTGATCCTTACCATCTCTAGGTTTATCTTCCCTAGATCCACTTCTCACATTAGTACTCCACACATAGTTGTTCATCTCATCAACCACATATTGTAGCCTATCTGAGAAATAGAGATGAGGAGCGCCGTAATTCTTAGTAAATGGATTGCGATGGTTGACTATCTGCGTCAGGTATCCCTTAACTTTCACGATACCATTGGTGATTGCATTATTACCACGACGCATCATTACCCCTTCGCCACCGTCATAGATAATATCGGCAACACTTCTGCCAACTAACGCCTTACTACCGGGTGATCTACGAAATATCGCTGGATCTGCCCACGGTTGTTCTGACATTCCTACTCCATATTTCGAGTATATCTGTCTAATCTCAGCAATCTGATCCCCGAGTGCGTACTCTGCCTCATAGAAACCATCAACTATAATCACATTTCCCCACGGATCTACTAATCCAAGTAGGAAGCAACTCTGCGCCGCCATTCCCCAATCGTAACCAGATACCCAATTCAGCTCATAATCACTCTTAATAAGTTCATCTATGTAATTATCTATCTGTGTATCTGTAACACAATGTATCGTCTCATCGAATTCATTGTATATCAATCCTTCATATGCAGCCCATAGTCCCAGTAGAAACCTGTCCCGCATCTGTCCTGTGTAGCTACTTTCCAATGCTTCAATGAAATCTTCACCGAGGTTATCCTTATTCTCATAAGTACTGCCTTCAACTAGATCGATCAGCAATACCGCCTTCCCATCTTCATCGAGAACTGGCTTATGTGAGCCTAATTCCCGCTTACAAAATAGCAAATCATCTATCTTCCCAGATTTCTGGTACTTATGTAATGGCTGAACGAGACGCTTATATACCCAGTTTCTCGTTGGATTAGTCGTAAGAACCATCCATCTCGGCCCAGTTTTCGGCATCGTTGGATCATCTCCAACATACTTTGCGTTTCCTCGAAGTCTGCCCAACAAGTCATCGAAGTCCTTCTCCTCGATTTCTGGATCTTCCATCTGATCAACAACAATGAGATCATAAGTCGCGGATAGTAGATTAGATGTAGACTCACCGCTGACTTTCCCTTGCTGCTGGATATAGCGGAAATTAATCTCTGTACCGTTAATAAGCACGCATGTATTCGAACCATTGTTACTCCTCGGGAAGGATTTGATCCAGTGTTTAGGACACCATTTCAAAAATTCCTTCCTAATCGTATCATTGAGTTTCGGGTATGTAGACCTAGCTACCAGTATATTAGCACCCGGGTAATCTCTAGCAATGGGGAGAATCTTGAGAGCGCATGCTGCTGCGGTTTTTCCGTTTGCAAAACCCCCGCCGAATAGCTGAACCTTCTTCCTACTATTCTCGAATACCTCGTGGATAGACGGTCGGTATATGCGATAAGCGGTAGTCATTAACCGATCCTACGAACTCCGATATCACAAAAGTCAACTACAGCAGTTCCATCAGGCTTATACATGAACAACGATAGATCGATCACTCCGCCTAGGTGCGATTTCGGGTAACCATACAACCTGTTGAGATGTAACTCATCATTATCACCGGCACTATTCGCAAAGTATTCCGCGTCGCCATATGTACCATCTAACCTGAAATACAAAGGTTTCTTCCTGCTCGAATGTGTCACCTGAAAACTGTAGTAAATAAAATAATTACCAGCAGGTAGATCAGGAGTTGTGATAGATACAATAGTCTGAGGAGCTGCGTCACTGGTCGCACTTAACGCCACTGCACTAACTTTCTTAAACTGATGCGTTAATATATCAAATAATTCAGCCATTTCTATTTCCTATGGTGTATGGGTGACGTATTCACCATTATATTCTAGTGGAACACCTTGAACAGTGACTACATCAGCAGGAATCACATTCCCCCCACTGTCAAAATCAATCCCTGTATCAGGATTACCTCTACCATCTGTAGCTGGGTGAGTTTGATTAAATGCGAACAGTGCTAACTTATCGGTGTTACTTGTAGATAGATGAATATCAACTGTTGAAGCTGCATAATCCACATGCCTCAATGGATCACTACTCACCACTGGTCTACTCTTATTCTGAACAATAGCCATTATGGAACACCACCTTCTCCGATCGAGAATTCAATGTTCACATTAGGATTACCACGATCATCATTTGTAGGGAACGCACCTACTACATCAGTACCACAACCTGTATTGACTGTATTGATATGAGGATCTAACACCCCATTGTTCACAGCATAATTCACAAATCTCACTGGATTAGTAGGCAGAGATTCCTTCGCCTTATTAGCTACTATCGCCATTTTCAACTTCCTCAAAATCATTAATATCAATTATCGGAGCAACTTCATCATCACTACGGATAATATGCTCAATAGTTAAACTGTTCGACATACTATGACGTACTTCTAATATATCAGCAGGTCTGTGACCATTCCTATCAAGTACATCCTTCGCCGCTGTAAGTTGTACTTTCTCATCATCAGCGAATTGCATCAGATGGACTATAGTATTCGCACCTGTAACTGCTGCATTCTCCAACACTGCCTGAACTTCACCTTTATCTGCTGCAACCATCTGCTCAGTGACCACACTTTGCATCTTTGAGAACGCTTCTAGCATTTTAATCGCAACTATTCTCTCTATCGGTAGGTTAACTGCAACTGCAATCTCTGCATCCTGTAACCCAAACATATGATAACTGAGGATACAGGAGATGATATTCATCCTTTCCGGAACATCAGGAAGGTCAATCAACTTTTTCCTAGTACTAGCAACAACTCGAATCGCCTCACTATTACTAGGTACTTCTAAATACTCAGGTCTCCGCTGCTTACCAGTAGACGGATCAATAACAGTTCCATCCGCCAATACTAGCGGAGTGAACTCGTTAATCTGAGAAATTCCAGTTTCCATTACGGAGCAATTGCGTTAGGCGTACCTTTTGCTAGAGCTGGGCCACCATTACCACTGGAATCTGCTGCATATCCATGATTGATAGTTGTAGCAAATGCCTGAGTTTCGCCTGTTGTATCAGTAGCGGGTACTGTATTTACCAACGCACTAGTCCTAACTCCGCCCAGTACATTAGTAATCACTACTCCAGCTCCACCATCTTCACCGGGAACTGTCATATCTCCTTGATCTGCGTCAATAACAGTGCGACTAAGTTGAATACTTGCACCAGTTTTCTTACTTAGTGAGTAATTACCACGTTTCTGCATCTCTCTCGCTGTGCATCCACCTTGGGGAAGTTTCTCACCGACTGTTTCGTAGGTTGTACTATGGACATCATTCACCAATCCACTCCAACCTGTTGCTGTAACTGTAGACATATCTAGCCTCGTTTGCTATTTCAATTGAATCCCTACTATACTCTTAAATCAGAAATATTGGAATAACTTGTCTAAAAGGCTAGGTTTCAAGGCATCTTCCTTTTCTTGCATCTTATTAATCCTACGCTTAGCTCCATAATCGAAAAATGGGCTAGGAATACCCTTCGAATCAAACCATTCCTGCGATGTTAAGCTGTTTGCGGGTAACTTCCCGTGAAATGCTGAAGTTTCTCCTGCTTGGATCGCATTCCTCAAAGTACCTTCTGCTTCTATATCACTATCATTAGGAAGCGGATCAACTGCATGCATAGATTCGTGTACTAATACATTTTCAAGTTGATCCCCTTCTAATGCTGGAGCATACTTCACTTTCATATCTTCTTTCCCAGCATTCCTAGTAAATCCTAGACTACTTCCTAAAGATGTAACAGTAGGTCTGATCATCGCAGGTTCTACTATATATCTGGCTTGATCCTTTGCCGCCCTAGTCCACGCGTTTTCTTCGTAATTATCACTAAAGGCTAACGCATCTAGCCCTTGAGATTTAATTATGCCATTCTCACGCGCAAAGTCAGCCATTTCTGTAGGATATTTCTGCTGAAGATCTTGTAGCGAGGACTCATACTGCTCATCTGTGAGTTGGCTATTTATCCGGAGAGTGAACAGTTCATCTAACTGATCCTGCACTGTCATTACTGTTTCCATAATATACACTACTTGACATACGTTAATATATGTGCTATACTCCGTCTTGTACTACAGGGAAAGGAGCATGCCTCTAGTTTCTATAGTATATCCTAAGTTAAGGTTAGTGATAGTGGTAGCCCCTTTTCAGATTAGTCACCTGAATTGGGGCTATTTTTATGGAATCCTGTATTTCTACCTTATTTCTACGATATTACACATTGACACAACATACCCAACCCATCTAAACTTGGGGCGGTTGGTCGGGGGAGTGGAGGATAGTATTCACTACTACTACTGGTAATACATACT